AGACTCGGTGAGCTACGCGAGCAGGGCTTGGCGATGTATCTGTTCGATCAGATTGGTCGGCCTGTGGAACGTGAAACGACTCCGGGTAACACGGGGCTAGTTCATGTGCTTACGCGCTTCGGGTATGAGGTTTCAATGGATTTGAGGTTGGCGTGAAGAAATCCTCAAACAATAGTTGCAAGGGGTGGCCCTATGTGTATAATGAAGGCATGACATCAACCACCAAAATCACAAAATCTGGTCCGGGCAACTACATCCTCACCAGCGGCGAAGAAACTGAAAAGACATTCGGTGACAAGATATACATTGAATCCGCTTACGAGTTGTCAATTACCAAGATGGACATTCATCGCTGCTTCGCTGATTGGCGCATCGGAACTTGGGCAGTCGAAATCGTACGGCGAAACGGCTACTACTCACCAGAGCTAGTCGAAGGCGAATTCAAGACCTATCGCGAAGCCAAAGCATACGCCCAACAGCTACTCGGGTGGATAACAGAAGAAGCGGAGGTTGTGTGATGGCATCAGCATTGTTCAAATATCGGAAGATCGACACTGGTTATAGTGAGCCGGGGTACGAGGTAACCGTAAGAGGTACTGGCGAAGTCATCGGAACGGTTCAACGCAGCGCAGGTTGGACTCACAACGGCGTCGCTTACGTTCACTGGACGTACACCGGTTTGAACGGTATTCATCGGACGTTAGATGGAGAACGAAAGCTAAGGAGGAGCTATCCGGCTAAGAGCCGGGAGCGGTCAGCAATCGAGTTGTTCCAAGATCAGTTCGGAATGGAAGCGTATAGAGATCTCGTAAGAGAAGAAGCGGTGGTTGTGTGAACTGGGATTTAGAGTTACACGGCCAGCGGCCTTGGACATCGAACGCTGAACGCAAGTGGCATCACATGGAACGAGCAGCAAAAGTTCGTGACATGCGCGACTCGTTCGGTTGGATGGCGAAAGCACAACAGGTTCCAGCGTTGCCAGCTATCAAGGTGTACGCGACTCCGCTTGCTAAGAATCGGCGGTGGCTGCAAGACGTTGGTGCTTGTTTCCCTGCGGTGAAAGCTGCGATTGATGGACTGGTTGATGCCGGTGTGTTGCCGGATGACAATCCACAGTTCGTTCGATCGTTGACGTTCTTTCCGACAGAGATCGGTGACGTTGACGGATTACGGCTTGTGATTCAGGAGGTCGATACGTTTGTCGCTGAATGAACCGCTGTATCAGGTTGATGTTGAACAACGGCTTGATCTGTTGGGGCAGCAACTGAACGAAGAAGTAGAACGCTTCGCGTTGCTCGCTGTTGAGCGCGCTGAAGCTGAAGCAGAGTACAAGCGTCGTTACCACCGAGCGATTTTGAAATCGACGGAGGGAACGGTTGCACAAAAAGAAGCAGTTGCTTTTGGGCGCTGCGCTGACGCTTACCGTGAGTGGAAGATCACGGAGGCACAAGAGAAAGCCACGCAACAAAAGTTGATGGCGTTACGAACACAAATTGAATCAGCACGAACGATCTCAGCGAACGTGCGTGCATCAGGAGGATAACAATGACGGAACAAGCCGAAGCTCTTTTGGGTGAGGTAATGAGACAGACAAGCGAGATCAATGAATGCAGGGAACGTGTCGCTTCGTTGGGTATGCAGCGACGTGAGTTGTTTGCTGCGTTGCGCGCTGAAGGCGTGACGTACAAGCAGCTTGCTGAGGCAACTGGTTTGCATCACATGACGATTCAGCAGGACATGGCGCGTTACAGGAATGAGAATCCTAAAGAAATGTGGGAAGCGTTCACCAAGTCAACTGCGAAGTCGGCTACTACTGGTGAACCATGCGACACGGACTTAGCAGATTCAAACGTGGATGCCGATGTCGTGTCTGTTTAGATGCGATGCTGGCGCAGATGCGTAAGGGTCGGTTGATTGATAAGGAAGCGGAGAGTTGGACTAAAGGTGAGATTGAGCATGTGCGCGACGAGTCTGCGTCGTAATCTGGTTTGCTCATGGCATCTTCTCGATTCGACGCATACCGGTTTGATGATTGGCGACCGTATCCGAAGTTGCCTGATGATTTAGAAGATGATGCGCTGTGTCGGTCTGCTCCGATTGGTTGGTTCTTTCCTCGTAAGGGGATGCCTGCGATTGGTAAGCGCTTGTGTGCTCAGTGCGAGGTGCGTGAGCAGTGTTTGGATTTCGCGATTTCTAATGGTGTGCATTTTGGTTTGTGGGGTGGGTTGACTGAGCGTGAGCGGCACAGTGAGCGGCAGCGTAGGAAGGTTCAAAAGAATTTAGAATAATTCCCTAAATTGGCTTGCAAGGGTTACCCCTATGTATATAATAGGGGCATGACATCAACCACCTACAACAAAACCAACACTCAAATCTTCGTAACAATCAGAGACAACGGAACATTCACCCTGATCGGTGAGAACAAGATCAACAAAGTACGTGACGAAGAACTCTGGGACATGGCAGAAGGCGTCATCCCTGCCGGATGGGAGATCGCACAACACACAATCTAGAAATCACGGTTACAGGTTGACCGTTAATCAACCTCTAGGGATGTTGCCCACGGGGGCATTCTGGATTCCAAACCCAGACCCGGAAGGTTCGACTCCTTCACATCCTGCGACAGCAACCAAAACCAAACTAAGGAGAAACAACTGTCATGTTTGAAGCAAAAATTAAACCCGGAACTTTCGGAGATTTCAAAGTCACCAAGAGGTCCGAACGACCCATCGAAGGCTACGGCAGCTACTGCCCAGTAAATAACAACGTAGCTAGCGAAAGCTCAATCACCGTGAAGGATAGTGAAGGAAACGTCGTTGGAGAATACAGCCGAACGGCTTATTATCGCGAAGAAGCAAACAACGGACAAACAACAGCGCACATCTTTATGGCAGGCAAACGCTTCCGCCTTCTGCCGATGTTCACAGAAGAACAAGAAGCACGACGTGGTTGGGGAATGGACAGCCCACTGTTCATCACCGAACCAAGCCAAGGATACAAACTCGTTGCAGAGGACGGCACAGAAATGAACGCACCAGACATCTCACGCTACGAAAACCGGCGCATGGCATTCAAGCGCAACATCGAAGCCATCTACGGTGTCAAGGTAGGCCGATAACAATGTACGAAATCGTAGGAGACGACAAACTCTGGGAAATCCCCAAGGGCTGGACACACGGCAACCAATCCGACGGACTCGGATGCCACCGCTGCGGAAAAAAAATCGCCAACCACAAATACGAGATTCACATCGTAGCAGGAGGCGGCACCGTACTCTCAAACGAATACGGCATCGACAAGTTCAGCCAATTCGACGAAAGCTACATGGACGAAAACGGCAACTGGCACGAAACCGACCACGAAGAAGCAGGAGGAGACATGTACTGGTTCCCAATAGGGTCAGAATGCAAAAAACACGTACCCAAAGAATTCCTATTCGAGGTCTAAACAAAGGAGGAAAAAACGTCGCGGTGTGTAGCTGATGGTGATCGTTTTTGTATAAAGATTCTTTCGCAACGTTGATTTATTGAGCTATCGTCGAAGTGGATGGTGACCAGTGGTCATCATGAGGAGTAGCTATGCCACAGCCACCGATTCCAGATTGGAAAATTGAAGAAATTGAAAAGTGGTATGCGGACGGCGACGATCTGCGGTCGTTGTCAGCAGTGGCGGAAGCCTTACAGCTTCAGCGTTTAACCGTTCGGAAGTATCGGGATATTGCGAGGGAACGCAAGATCGAAGAACGCTTCGGCAATCCGGCTGCGTTTCAGCAAGCCTGCATTGATGATTTAGAGGATCTGATGCACGTTGCTGCGTCTGCTGCTGTGAAGTGTGCTGATGAGGATGATACGCGTGGTCAGGCGATGTTCATGGCGGAGCGGCGACAGAGTGTTTTAGCTGCGGCGAAGGTCGCTGGTTTGGATCGTGTTGGCGTGCAGATCTCTGGCCCTGATGGGGGCGCTGTTGAAGTGAGCTTGGGTTCGAGCATGTTGGAAGTGTTGGTTGATGTGGCGAACGAGTTTAAGCAGGAGCTTCCATCGAACCTTGAAGCGATAGAAGCTGACGTTGTAGATCACGCTCAAAGCAACGGGCAAAGCAACGGCCATGCCGCCTCCTGATCAATCGCTGCAAACATTTCTCGGTGCGAACTGGTCAGCAGAAGCACGACTAGAGGTAGAGAAGCGTTTACGGGAGAAGCTGGGCGACAGTTACGATCCAGAGCTTCTGCGTTGTTCTTGGTGGCTGTATAAACGGCAAGGGCAAACAACACCGGCAGGAGATTGGCGTGTGTGGTTGATCCTCGCTGGTCGTGGCTGGGGAAAGACACGCACCGGAGCCGAGTTCATTCGAGAACAAGTCGATTCAAACAGTGTCAGTCATATTGCGTTGGTTGGACCTACGGCTGGTGACGTGCGTGACACGATGATCGAAGGCGAGTCAGGGTTGTTGTCGATCTTCCCAACAGCGCAACGACCACGATACGAACCATCGAAAAGGCGCGTGACGTTTCATAACGGAGCGGTCGCAACGGCGTTCTCTGCGGATGAGCCTGACAGGTTGCGTGGACCGAACCATGATCTTGCGTGGGCTGATGAGCTTGCGGCGTGGAGATATCCAGAAGCGTGGGATATGTTGCAGCTTGGTTTGCGGATCGGTGCGCGCCCTCGGACTGTGGTGACGACAACACCGAAACCCATTCCGCTGGTCCGGCGTTTGATCGCAACTGATGACGGAACCGTGCATATGACACGCGGTTCAACGTTCGATAACAGAGCGAACCTTGCTTCAGCGTTCCTTGATGAAGTTGTTTCCAGATATGAGGGAACCAGATTGGGTCGTCAGGAGTTATACGCAGAGGTGCTGGATGATGTCGAAGGCGCGTTGTGGAATCGTGATCTGTTAGAGGACAATCGAGTTACGCAGCTACCGGAAATGACGCGCCTTGTTGTTGCTGTCGATCCTGCGGCTGGTTCAAAGTCAGAGAACGCTGAGACAGGAATCGTTGTTGTCGGTATCGGTGTTGACAAGAAGGGTTACGTGATTGATGACGTGTCCTTACGTGGAACTCCTAACGATTGGGGACGCGCTGCGGTCGCTGCGTATCATCGACACGAAGCTGATCTGATTGTCGCTGAAAGTAATCAGGGTGGTGACATGGTGTCGCATACGCTTCGGACGATTGATCCAGCGGTGCCGGTGAAGATGGTTCACGCTTCGAGGGGTAAGCGAACGAGAGCGGAACCTGTGTCTGCGTTGTATGAGCAGGGCCGGGTTCATCATCTTGGTTTTCATGGTGAGTTGGAGGATCAGTTGTGTTCGTGGGTTCCTGATCATGCGGTGTCGCCTGACAGGTTGGATGCGTTGGTGTGGGGTGTGACTGAGGTGTTGGTGCGTGGGTTGGCTGAGGCTCCGGCGGTGGTTCCGGTGTCGATGACTGCGCCTTCGCAGTGGCGTTTGTAAAAGAATTTGAGAAATATCCCTAAATAACGTTGCAAGGGGTATCCCTTCCTGTATATTTACATACATGACAGGAACCACGAAACTCACAAACAAGCAAAAAGAAGCGCTGGCCTTTGAAATCATGGGTGGCGTTACAAACAGGCTTCTCAGCAACCAAGAAAGCGGCTGCTGGATGCCTGAACTAGAAGAACTTGCTTCCACCGAGGAAGGCGTGAACGCCATCCGGATGCAGGCAGCCAAATGGATGATGAAACTTCCCGGCGAACTGTGGGACATAGATCTTCCTAAGCCTTGGGAACAGGACGCATAATGGCTAGGGCAGTTTGGGTAGACAGCAAAGGCAACCGGTACCACCGTCACCTTGAATCAGTCACCAAGAAATGCCGACTCAGCGGCACCCGGATTCTGGTGCGGCGAGTGCATGACATGGATGGGGTCAAGGCCGAAGCAGTTTGTTTAGATCACGGCAAATACGCCAGCTTCCACTCTATGGAGAATGCTCTCTATCATTCTTCGAGTCCATCATGGTGTGAGTTCTGCTGCCATAAGATCTGGGATCACTGCGGCGCCGACTGCGTATCGGAGGATCACTATCCGTGGACAGCCTGCACCCTAGACAAAACATCTGGTGATCCTGAGAATAATGGCGACTTGTTCTTCAGAGGCGATTGGTTGTTCGACGAAGAAGAAAGAAAGATCGGGAAACGCTACCGATACGAGCTAATCGAAGGTGAGGTGATAGTCTGATCCAAACAACTGAACGGCTCCGCTGACTTGAATCGCGTTGCAGCCGACAGGAGGATCTCATGTCATCATTAGCTGAAACTCTCAGTCGAATCGCTAACCAAGCTGACTCCGCTGCGTCAGAAGCTCAAAGCTCTTTCGTAGATGGAACACCAGCAAAGTATTGCGAAGCGCTCGGACGAACTATCGAAGATTTGCTTGGAGAGATACGTTCCAAGCTGTCGATCAAGGAGTTATCGAAACCGAACGATCCGTAAAGCGACGCGCACGCTTCGCCACATTTAGAGATTTCTAAACACCAAGGACAGGGAAGCGTCATGCCTTGATGCTACTCTTAGATATGTAGCAGTGACCGTCAGTGTCCGAAACAGGAGAAATCCATGTCGGACGCCGATGATTTGGTTGCCAAGATTAGAGCCATAGCCGATGAAGTCGAAGGCACAGCTACGTCAGTAACAGAACGTGCTCAGGCAGCAGTTGACAAAGCCGAGCAAGCTGTATCTAAGTTCAAGGCGACGTTGCAGTCGATCATGGACAACATTGCGTGGATCGCTGGCTTGCCTGCGGTTCTTGGTGGCGGCTTTGGTTTCTTGAAATCAAGTGCCGATGAAACAGCGGCGACTGACTGGCAGATTGACCAATTAACCGAACGTGTTGCCGAGTTAGAGTCATCGAACAATTTGCTTGGCGGCGATACGAAAAACTTTTCACTTAACCTGAGCGACGCTCCGGGCGGCAGCATGACCGCAGCATTGGTTTTCGTGGTCTTTGGCGTGCTTATTGTCGGAGCATTGTGGTGGCAACAAAAAAGGCGGCGACGTTAGGTCGCTTCATAAGCGCTCTGATAGGCGCAGCGGTTCTGATAGCTGGTTGTAGCGGAGGCAGCCCAGCGCGTCCTGACACGAACGCAGACAGCGGCTCAGGGGTAACAGCGCAAGGGTTCACGGTTGACACAACACCACCAGTGGAAACAGGTCTGGAAGTCAGCCAAGTTGTGACGCTGGATTACGAACCGAACCAAGATGGTTTCGGTTTCCACAATTACGGCGGCGGAAACGCGCCAGCAGCTTTGACAGTGAACCTTGCACGGCGCTTGTACGGCGACGCTCAAACCTGTGCGTCAGTCAGCGACACTGGTGAATGCACACCGCAGCCTGTGATACTTCAGTTGATCGAACAAGCGAACAGAGCGATGGCTGGTGGGCTGTGCGAAGGTTTCGCTGTCCTATCCCTGCGGTTATATCAGGAGGGTGCGACAACGAGCCTCTTGGGTCAGGAAGCGCTGGTCGCTGCACTTGAACAAGGCGATCCTCGTGTTGCAGCAGAGTTAGCGTTCTGGTTCGTTACGCAGTTTGCCAGTGAAACGCAAGCCGCCGCAGCGTTCTATCGAGAACAAAGCCCATCCGAGATTGTTGCCACGCTTGCCGATGATTTTGCGAATCCGCTTACAAGCGCTGGCTACACGCTCGGTCTTTATTCTGCTGAAGGTGGGCACGCTGTCACTCCTTACGCAGTCGAAGCGGTAGACGGCGGAAGCCGCATTTACATTTACGATTCTAACTGGCCGAACGAAACACGCTGGATTGATGTTGTGGACAACGTGTGGAGCTACGCGCTGGCAGCAACGAACCCCACAGAAGCAGCGACAGCTTGGACAGGTAGCACGGGAACGCTTGAACTAACGCCGATGGCTTCACGGCAACCTCCGTTTGCTTGCGCGTTCTGTCCACAACCTGACGGCACAAAGTCAATGACGTTGCTTACAGCGGCAGGATCGAACGATACGCAACTGGCGTTGCAAGTCGTAGACGATCAAGGCCGAAAGCTCGGTGTCTTTGATGGTGAGCTTGTCAACGAGATACCCGGCGCTGTTTACCGTTACATTGCTACGTCAAGCACGGCTGATCCGGTGATGATCTTGTTGCCTGCGTCGGTGGAGAATTACACAGCAGACGTTGCGACTGTCAATGAGGAACCTTCCTCAGCAGAAGAAACAGGAGCGGTGTCAATCTTTGTCGCGCAGGATGGGGCAGCGGCACGGGTTGAAACGTCAATCGCTGACGTAACAGACGAAGCGGATGACGAACCCGTGTTAGCTGTCAGCGAAGATGCTGGCTACGAAGTCAACGATCTTGAAGAAGCAGCGATCGATATTGCTGATCAAAACGTCGCTGTGAGTGTCACAATCGAAAATGATCAAGAACTGGCGTTCCAGTTCACGGCACCGCCACCACCGCCAGATCCTGTGAGCGGCCCTGAGAGCGACGCAACACCAGACGCAAACGAGGATGCGTCGGAACCATCAGAACCTGTCACAGCGCCGCAGATCGTGCTCTCAATCGCTACCGATGATGGAGAGCAGGTAGCGGAGATCGAAATTACGCAATCTGAGGAAAACGAAGCACCAGAAGAAATCGTTATCGAAATTGATGAGGAGGGCGAAGTTGAACTGGTTGTGGAAGAAATTGAGGCGCGCCCTGCAACGATCGTGGCTGAGTTACGAGAGTTGGTGGAAGAACGACTAACAGCCGATCCCGAAGAACAAGATGATTGGTTCGCTGCCCCAGAAGAAGGCGAAGAAGAACCGTTCATCCTTGATCTTGATGATGACTTCTGGGATGAAGAAGTTTGGGAAGAAGATTGGCACGAAGAAGATGATGATTGGGTGTGGGTCGAATCAGAAGACTTCGTGGAATGGGTCGAAGAAGAAGGCGAGGACAGTTTCTTAGCTGAGATTCTTGACGAAGCGTTCATTGAAGAAATGGAAGAACTCATTGAACGCACAGAAGAACTGATTGAAGAACTACCAGACCGAATCGAAGGTGAATGGAGCGATGACGGTTTCGTAGTCGAAGTCGTGATTGTTGAAGAAGATGACGAGGTGTTAATCGTTATCGAAGATCCGTTGCCACCAATCGAGGAATGGCCCGAAGATCCAGAGGACGAAACGCATGATCTTATTTTAGATCCGCTGCCAGATATCACGATGCCTGACTGGTTAGTGCCTGATGAAGATGGTGATGACTGGTGGATTGAAGATGATGACGATGATGATCTTTGGGTCGATATACCTGACATCACATTGCCTGAATGGGACACTGAAGGAGACGACGATGAATGGTTCCCCGATGAGGAGGAGTGGCCCGATGACGACGAAACCGACGTTGAGTTACCTTCGCCCGATGATGAATCTGACACCAACGCTGAGGATCAAGATGATGAACAAGATCCAGAGACGCCGCTGGGAGAAGGCGAGGAGCAGGAGGAATCACCCGACGCGCTGGATTCCCTTGACGACTTACTTGACGGAGAAACCGGACCAGAAACACCTGAAGTCCCAGTAATCGAAGATCCGCCGCCTCCGCCGCAGCCGTCTTGGAGTGGTGGCGGTAGCTCTTATACTCAGATTCTTCCTGAGCAAAGCAGCACGGCAACAGACACGACAACCACAACGAATGTCACATCAACGCTTGGTTTTAATTCCAGCGATGGTTACTGGTATCAGCAAGTGACAACAGCAACAACGGTCACGGAAACAGAAACCGTGTCCACTATTTCAAGTCAACGCACAGTGAACGATTCATGGTGGTGTTATGACGATGGTATGGGTGGCGGTGGTTGCGGCGGTGACACCAGCTATGGCGAAACAGAATCCACTACAACCGTTGGCGATCCCACAGTCGTTAGTACTGAAACAACTGAAGTTGTTACAACGATTCCTGCTAGCTGCTCGCAAGGCGGCTGGACTGGTTTCGGTGACTGGTGCATCGTTGGCGGCTGCTCGGTTTGTCAAAGCAGTACACCGCAAACCCCAGCGAATCGTAATCAGCGTGATGTAATCCAGTTCACAGTTCCGGATGATCCTGATGTGGTAGGCGAAACGCGTCGCATTGTGATCGAAGCGGAAACGAATCTGCGGCGTGACCAGTTCAACCAAAACAACCAGCACGGCGATCCGTACATTTACCTGTACAACGACACAGACGCCGATACAGGCGATCACAGCGGCGACACAGATGAATACACCCGTGGCAGTCTGATCGAACAAGACGATGACGGAGGACGTGACTGCTCTGTAGGCGGTGATTCGTGGGCTTGCAACAATCCACCAGCCGACGCAGTAGACGAAGCAGAATTCCCGAACGACACAATCGTTGGATATTCCACACCACGGCCAGTTATCCAGAACGTACAGAATCAATGGGATAGTGAGATAGACCGATTAATGGAACCCGGCGACTACGCTGTTGAAGCAACTGTCTACAACGCAGCGAACGCTGGCTGGTATCGCTTAACTATTAGCGATGAGACAGTGGAAAGCGATGGTTCCTGATGTATGAATACGCTGCAACTGTAAACAGAGTGGTGGATGGCGACACAATCGACGTGACGCTTGATCTTGGTTTCTCAATTCAATATCAAGCTCGTATTCGTTTGCTTGGAATCAACACGCCTGAAAGCAGGACACGCGACAAAGCTGAGAAAGCGCGTGGCTTAGCTGCGAAAGATTATGTCGTTGATTGGTGTGAAGCTCAGGAAGCGATCGTGATTCAGACCAGTCTTGACAAGCGCGGAAAGTTTGGCCGAGTGTTGGGCCGAGTTCTTGGCGTTGACGGTTACTGTTTGAACGATGTGTTAGTCAGTGTGGGACACGCTGAGGTTTATGACGGTGGGAAGCGATGACGGATGCTATCGCTGCGATCGGAGCGGTGACAGCAGCGGTGGTGACAGGCGCGTTTACGTTGCTTGCGTCAACGATGCGTAGAGAGAACACGCAAGCTCATTCAGAGACAACGGTTCTGCTTCGATCGATTGATGAACGTACGCAGCGTTTGGATGAGCGCACAGACGCGCACAGTGTTTGGATGTCACGTCACGCTGATTGGCACGCTAATAAAGGTGACGAAATACCTCAGCCCTAATCTGGTGGCGGCAGGTAATGGATTGTGGCTTCCTGATCGTGAGGAGCTTCGTCAATTAGCTCGTTGATGATTTCGTCCGTGAGGTAGTCCCTGCCTGATGGTGTTGGGTGGTCATCTAAATAATCTCGTAGACACAGGTAACAGATCAGTCTGTCGAATGCCGATATTTCAATACCTTCTGGCAGATCGCGTTCTTCTTCGCAATCAGCGCAAGGTTCTCTGACTTCGTGTTCGGGTGGCAAGAAATCTCCCATTCCCGGCAGATCATAGTCACTCACTTTGCTGCCTTCTCTACTGCTTGAAGTAACTCCTCTGCTGCTTTTGCCCGAGTGCTGCAAAAACTGTGGCCTCTGGGATGGCTAGGCGCGGGAAGGCTGGGTGCGTTGTATGTCCACCAGAGGCAGTAGCCGCTGTAGGACGTAGCGAAGGATTCGTGCTTGGAGACCTTGCCGATCACTTCGCCGTCAACGATTACGTCGTAGCTGTCCATATAGTTATTTCGTTTGAATTTCATGATGCCGCCTCCGCTACTGCTGTGCGAAGTTCTGCAAGGGTCATGAACTCTCGGTAGGGAAGGTGCTGTTTTAGTTCACAGACGTTTGGGGCATCGGGATCAAGGAAAAGTTTCCATGCGCCCATGCCGAACCGCCCAAAGTTCCTTTGGTGAGTGCTGCCAATCTTCGTGCCGTTGAGAACAACCTCACGCGGTGATCCTTGCTTGATAGTTACTTTGTTCATCGTGCTGCCATTTCTGTTTGAACATCTTCAAATGTTTTGCCGGTTTCGTTTCCGTCCTCGTCCCAGATTCCCCAGTTGATCATGAGGTGATCTTCTTCAACCACTTTGCATACTGCTTTGCACACGTTGTTGAGCGAGGTCTGGTACTTCTTAGCTTCTCCGTTGTTCCGTGCTTCTTCGGAGTTGGGGTAGATCGCTGCTTCGTGCTTGCGTCCGCCCCAGATGCAAACGTGGAAAGTTTCGCCGTCGTGCTTGTGGCTTACTTCAATGGTCTTGTATTCCTTGCCACCGATTTCGCTGATCCAGACTTGGGCGTTGTTCAGGCTGACTGAACGCTTGCTCTGGTGGATGATTTCTTCCACTTGTTGTTCGGTGAGGGTTTTCGTGGTTCCTGTCATGTATATGAATATAGCGTCTAGGGATACCCCTTGCACGTTAATTTGGCATATTTCTCAAAAAATTTGTTGATCCCTGAAACAGCGATGAACAAACCGTCCATTGAACCTTTAAGAACAACTTTGGGAAATACCCGAAGATTTCAAAACCAGTGGTCCATCTACAGACCACAAGAAAGGAAAGCAGCAATGCCATATGACATTCAGGGCGAGTTACTCGTCCTAAAAAGTAATGAGGTGCGCGCGCTAATCGGAGTCGCTATAGTAGGAAACGCAGCAACTACCGAGGACAGCAACCACCAACAACAAAAAACAGAAGAACGAAAACGTTCACACTGTGTCCCTGACAACGTGCAGGGACCAGCGTGGCGTATGAAAAAGACTGGCAACCGTCAGTCTCCGACCATCAACCACAGGAGGTTGATATGACCATCCATCCGTTAATGACTCCGACAGAAGCGCAGCGACTGTTGGACGAACACAACACAAGCAATCGGACAGTGAGGCCGAGAGTCGTTGAGGAATACACTCGCTCGATTCTTCAAGGTCGCTGGCAAGACCACTACCTCAACAAATGTTCGGTAAGTACTGAAGGAGTTTTGATCT